TGGATTTTTCACAAGGAACTTATGCATCTTATTATCGTCTATTATCCGTTGGCTCAACAGAAGCAAACGACTATGATAGTGCTTTATACACTTCTATTCTTCATAATGCTAGTTCTACAGAGATTGGCGGTTATAGAAATAATGATACTAATTATAATACAGTTACAACAAATACTACTTTTTTAATGTGTCTTCAATATGATGGAACAAACTCAATTAATTATTTAAATGGAGGGTCCGCTAGTTCAGTTGAGTCAACTGGTTCTTTTGGAACAACATCATATAGTATTGGACGCGATGTAGGTAATACAGATGGAGGAGGATCATATACATATTGGCCTGGAAACGTAGGAGAAGTTATTATTTTTAATGAATCTCTATCAACAACTCAACGTCAACAAATTGAAGGCTATCTTGCTTGGAAATGGGGATTACAATCGCAGCTTCCCTTCATACATCCGTACTATAAATTTAGGACTTCACAGTTAGCGGTAAAACCACTTACACCAAGCACAATAGCTACTGTTATTCTGGAAGACTTGAATGGATATAATGGAACCGTTACATGGACAGTCTCAACAAACGCAACTAATTATATCATGATTGTCGGTACAGGTCCCGGAACAGGTGAAGTAGCAAGGGATTACAGGGGCGATGTTCTTTCGGGAATTGTTTCCTACTCATTTGCAGAAAATATAGACTATTACGCATGGGTTATCCCAGTTAGTTCTACAGGAACGGCCGGGATACCCACTATATCAGCAGTGGCTTCATATGGTCCTCCTGCTTAATAATTAAGACTTCGACACGTGAATTCTGAGCGTGTTTCCATTAAATGAATATGATATTATTACACCCATACATAACGATTGAATATCGGCAATGGTCTTACCCATATCCTGACCAAGTAAATAAGGCACATACTGAGTAATACTACGTGTTACACCATCTGAGCAAACAGCAGGTGGTGTAAGAGTAAATTCTTGAAGTACGTAAATTGCGGGGAATCCCGCAGCTGCCCATGTAAACATAGCCGGACGAAGTGTATCCCGAGTTTCATTTAAAAGAACTTTCAGTGCAGACCGATCTTCGCCTTCTTTTGTCTGTACCCCGCCATAACTTGCAAGGAGTTCGGTAATATCTATAACTATCGGAGCAGGTGTGGGGCCAGATGTAGCACTGGGAAACATAGAACGAATGTTGAAGTTAGGCCCCGTAGCTCCAGAGGACATTTATTAATTCACACAGTATAAATTTATACATTCAAATCTGTAAGAAATATAACAGAATGACTGGTGGTCTCATGCAATTAGTTGGCAAGGGTGCCCAGGATCAGCTTGTAATTGGAAATCCTTCGTTTACACACTTTAGATCAATGTATAAGCGTCATACTGACTTTGCCATGGAACACTTTCGTTTGTACTTCAAGACCACAAAAGTAGTTCTTCCTGCAGCAGGAACGATAACTCTTCAAACCAAAGTAGACCGTAATGCTCAATTAGTAAATGATTGTTATTTAAGTCTTACACTTCCTGATATTTATTCACCGGTTTCCTCTATAACACCGGCTAGTGATCCAAATATTAATTCATCTTCAAGTGCAATAGGTTATGAATTCCAGTGGATCCGAAATATTGGATATAATATGATACGTAAGGTTTCTTTTCTGATCAACGGTCAAACAATTGTGTCACACACTGGTGAATGGATGAAATTATATGCAGAGTTAAAGTTTGATGCAACTAAGAAGGCTATTCTAAACCAGATGACGGGAAATGTTCCAGACTTGTACGATCCTGCGAATATCTATGGTCGCATTAATCAGTACCCTCACTCTATTTCAACGTCAACAACTCTTGCCGCTCCATCTATTCCTGGACGAACTCTTACAATTCCTCTTCACTTTTGGTTTTGTGAATCAATTGGTTCTGCATTACCCCTAATAGCTCTTCAGCAGTCTGAGGTTCAGATTGTAGTTGAGTTGCACAATATCTATACACTGTTTACAACATTAGACGTTCGTGAAGGATCATCTACGTTCGGAACACGCATCGCACCGGACACAAGTTCATCTAAGTTTTTTATAAACAATTTCCTATCTCCCCCATCATATTCACTAACTCCTACACCTACAAATCCCGATCTAAGTTCCTGGAACCTAAACCCTTACATTGAAGCAAACTATATTTGGCTAAGTGACGCCGAATTGACACATATAGCAAAGACAGATCATTCTTTCATTATTCGTCAAGTTGATATGGTTCAAGCGAATGGCCAATATGGTGCTAGTAATGACTTGGAACTTACTATGCGTAACTTATGTACTCGAGTGGTTTGGGTAGCCCAACGTAGTGATCGCGTTGCACTAAATGATTATGATAATTATACAAACTGGGCAGATGCGTTTAATCCTCCGTTAAGTTTACCAGCTACATATCTAACACCTGCCTATTCATCCGGTGGATTACAGACCACAAATATTACACAAAAAGATATTCTACTTGAATCTAATATTGTTCTAGACGGCAAGGATCGTTTCAATGTAAAACAAACTGAGTTTTTTACAACTTTGCAACATTATCGCCACCAATCGGGAGAGGGTACAACACAACTGCCTGGTATTTATACATACTCTTTTGCTTCTGATCATCATGATCAGCAACCATCTGGACACATTAACGGTTCTATGTTTAACCGAACTATTCTTCGTAATACGTATGTTCAACCGCAATATTCTGCTCTTCCGCCCTCAGCAACATCTGTTTGCGTTTTGAAGTCAACCGCAGGCAGTGCTAATCCAACAGTTATTCTCAATCCAAATGCAACTAATCCTCAAACTGGAAAAAGACTATACACACAAGATGAGCTTCTAACTGTAATTACAAAATCAAACGGACAGTCATTTCTATATACATTCGACGTTCGAGCATATGTTGAGTCGTACAACTTCTTGCGAGTTCTCGGAGGCGTAGCAAATGTCGTATTCTCTTCATAATAAGGGATGAGCACTGGAATTACAATTGTGAGTGCTTCATATGGAAGCGGTTCAGCAACAACCGATGTTACATCTATAGTGACATCTCACATTAAAGATGGCGAACTAAATCTACTCGTGTCTGCTGGATCTCTTAATGTTACCGATCCGGCACCTGGACAGCCCAAGCAGCTAACAGTTTCATACACTATCAACAGTGGATCCACAAATAGCAAGACGGTAACTGAAGGTAATACTTTGCATATAATTGCTCCCGGTCAACAAACCGCCGATGGCTTAGTGATCACAAAAGCGGAGTATGGTTATACTGGTAACTATACCGACGTAACGGATGCTATTCAATCATACGTGTCAAATGGTTCGATTGATTTAACAGTTGGTCCATCTACTGCAGGAGTTCCTGATCCGAATCCGGCCAAGAAGAAGAGTCTAAAAGTAACATACACTCTCAATGGTTCCAGTAATACTGAGACAATTGATGATGGTAAAAAGTTTACTCTTTCTGCTCCTCCGTTAGATGCCCCGTCAACAAAGACGCCTCGTCAGCACGCACTGACAGGAATGGGTATATTGGCAATAAATTTTGGATACTTTGTGTCAACGTTTGTAATTCTACTAAATGTATTTGCATGTTGCCGTATCTCTCTTGCAATGTTTAATACATTTATATTTGGATTTCTTCTTGGCTTACTACCGTTCTCCTATATATGGGCGGTGTTACCTATTTTATTTGCTAGAGGAGTAGTAGTGGGTCAACCTGTTTTAACAGATACAATAAAAAATACTCCTTTAATCTTTGGATTTTTTGGTATTTAATTAAAGACTACAAAGTCAATCACTCCGTCGTGAATAAACATCTCACGCGCATCCTCCGGTTCCTGATCAATCAAGAGACCACTCGCCCATGCTTCCCATTGGTCTTCGGGAAGTTCAACTTGTACAAAGATACGAGCAGCAGCAATGAGACGTTCATCTAAATCATCAATATTCATCAAAGGAGGAAGTAGTCTTCCTAGCTTATCAGCCATTGATTCTACAACCACAACACATTCGATATACCCTGCTAGAATATTTGTAAGTCGGCTCAGATTTCCCTGCGCGCACATACCAATATTATCTCTCATCTCGGCTTTTAGAATCTTTTTTAGATCTTCTTTATCTGACGAGTTCTTAATGTACTGCCATACGCAGTCTAGAACCTTTCCATAGATTCCAGATTGTAGATCATAAATACGTTCATCCGAACAATACTTTGCTACCATCTGCCAAGCAGACGCAGGAGATAGTTCACATTCTGAAATAATTTCTGACATTGTCTTTGAAACCGTCTTCATATTCCATCGGTATTCGACAGGAACTTCAATCTTCAAAATTTCCTTGATGACATCCATGGTCTGTTTAACAGCTCCACTCGTGTGAACATTCTGGCGATCATTTGCAAATGCTGCAAGCGGTCGTCCGTTAACCGGTGCCACGTGGGCAACCGCTTGACCTTGATTATTCACTACTCCGAGGGCTCGGTCACGAGCTGCTTGCCAAGCGGCATGTCGCGCCTGATTTTCTGCAATGCGTGCGTCTTGTTCAGCACGTTGTCTCTGTCTTTCAGCTAGTCGAGCCGCATCCTGAACTGCATCTGGATTAATTCCCGTTCTAGCAATATCCGCAGCCTGTCGTGCACGAACAATATTATATTGTATTTCTCTCTGCTCTCCCAACTGTCTCTGTCTCGCCGTCGCAAGCTGAAGAGTGGCAACGTATGCGTCACGATTATCTCGCCACGGGTGTGGACCAAGTGCTTCAATGGCAAGTCGGGACTCTGTACTTAACGCTTTGGCTCTAACTTTAAATACATAAGTAACTTCGTTAAGCTCTGTTCGGTTAGGTCCTTCGCGCATCATAATTGCCTGATGGGCATTACAACGAGTAATATTTGCGCCTTTCTTCTTTGAACAACGTTCTCCGTCAGATGACTTAATTGCACAACAACGAGTGTCTGCCATTATTAATTTTATTGCTTGTTATTTTCGAGGAAAAGTTTCCGTTTTCCAACTTTTCGCACAAAGTCGCCCAACTTTTGAAAAATAAATTTCCAAACTTCCAATGACTTTCGTCAAAAACTATTTTTTTAGTTTTCCGATCCCAATTTTCATCAAGCTTATTTGCATTTATGGTTCCCAATAGCAGATAATCTTTTGCTTTTGGGATCTTATAGGCCCGAGTTCGTGTCCTTTTTTGCGACCATGGTGTTTTTTCATGGGGGGTAGTGGTTCCATTCGGCGCCGAAAAGCG